CGTCCATCCACATTTCATTTACCATGTGTGATACACGATCCAAATTGATGTTTAAGCCTTCTGGATGATCAATTTCTCCGAGAACTGAATATCCGCCCTTGATTTGATCGTTGAGCGTACTGACAGCCCTTTGGATTTCGTTAACAGGGTACACTCTCTGGTTAGCGTTCTTCACGCCACCTTGAATGCATATGCCTTTCATATAAAGGCTTTTACCGTTGTTTTCATCCTTGGACTCAACGACTATTCCCGCTTGGTCGAAAGTCAGTGTCTCTCGTAATTGTAACATCCGTTTTCCTAAACTCAACTATTAACTGCCAATTGCAGATTTCTTAGATGAACCATCTGTTCCGTCTGCTGTATTAGCCTTTGCCGCCTTCGGAGCCGCACTTTTGTTACCAGGTTTGTTGATGTTTCCAGCATCATGCTCTTTAGCCTTTGGTGCAGGTCTACCTTTTTCCTCACCACCTTGGACTAAACCTTTTGCATCTGCTTTTGCATCAGTTCCGCCTGATTTAGCAACTGGAGACGCAGTGTTGTCGCTACCATCTGAATGGCTTGCTTCAACTTTGTTTACGTACTCTCTTATTTCTTCTGTTGCTGATTTTGGAGCAGATTCTTTCGATTCTACTGCCGGTGCTACTTCTTCAGGAGCAAGTTCGGGAGCAACTTCTGTTTCTCCCTCTGCGTCTTGACTGATGATTGCTTCTTCTTCGCCTTTGTCTTCAGCGTCGTCGTCGCCTTCTTCATCATCACCTTTGTCTGACATCATTTTTTCAAATTCTGCCTTAAGGTCGTCAATTGCATCTTCCAAGTCAACAACTCTGTCTTCCATGTCTTCTCCGTCAGTGTCGCCTTCCTTGTCTTCTTCACCTTTGTCTGCTTCGATGTCACCCATCATATCATCAGTTGCGTCGCCGCCCATTTCTGCTGGTACTACTGGTGTTTCTACTGCTGGTGCTTCTGAATCTTGAACGTCTGCTAATGATTCATCAGTTGCGTCTTCATCTTTTGACTCTTCTTCTTTTGCTTCTTCGTCTTTTGATGCTTCTTCAACCGCTTCATCTTCTTTAGCGTCGTCTTTTGATGCTTCTGTAGTTTCTTCGTCTTTAGTTTCTTCAGTTTTTTCTTCTACTTTTTCGTCTTCTTTTTTGTCTTCTTTAGACGCTTCTGTAGTTTCTGCTGATTTTTCTTTAGACTCTTCTTTTGAAGTTTCTTCTACTTCGATATCTTTGATATCATCTTCTAAAAGACCTTCATATATTGATCTCGATTTTTCAACAACGATATTGTGGAAAATCTCTTCAGCCGCTGTTTTGTCGTCAGCAACTAGTTTTTCAAGCATTTGCTCGAATTTACTTTTGTCTGTCATTGTTTTTCTCCTATTAACGTTTATATGATAAGACTGTCTGTTATTATTTACACTTTTATTAATAAAACGGGTCGATAAAGGGCCAATCGGCCCCTTTTATGTTCAAATTTACAGGTGGTATTGATGTTTGAACTCAGATACCGTGATTTCGCTGTAATTTGTGTACTTTTTAAGGTCTTCTGCTGGAAATACCTGACCACCATCGGGTATAACTCTGCAAAATTTCTTCTGTCCGTTCTTCTGTAGTATGATTGCTGTTTGCCTATTCCAGTTGCCATGGTATGTTGCAACATCTGAATTCTTTTTGTAGTTGTCTGTGTCACCGTAGATGTTGTTTAGTTTGCCTTGATCTGTGCCTAGGAAGTCGAAACCAAGCAAATACACCAGTTGATGGTTATGTGAACAACACAACCATAGTGCAGTTGGTCCAGATGACCAACCAAGGCTTGGTTCAAAGAAGTTTAATCCCTTGAATTTCTTATATGCGTGATTAGGATTGGTCCAAACAGGCATTCTTAATTGTGCTCCTGCATCACATATCTCATTAACCATCTTGGCATCAACTGCCACAAGGTAATCTGGGGTGTGTGATCGGTAAACGGCATTGCAGGCATAAACTTTGCCTATCTTTTTAAGTGGATCGAAAGGTATCGGTTTGCGACTGAGACCATTGCCCAAGACAAAAGCAACGGACACTTATTAAACCTCTGGCTGGTTGGCTGTGCCGTACATCTGTCTCACAAATACAAGTTCTTTCTCTTGTTCATCTTTGTGGAATTCACCGGCTTTACGTGCTTTGTTGATCTGTTTTAGACTTAATCTTGTTTTACGTGTGTCATCCATCTGCATGATTGACTGGTCTTCAGTAGAATCGTACTGTTTTTGCTCACCTGGTTGGGTGCTAATTTGATCGAAATAGAATAATTCACGTAATATCATATTGATATTTATGTTCCTTGACCTGGAGTTGGTGTCGTACCGCCTGGAGTAGCGTCTGCTGGCGTGTCACCTGCTGGTGCTCCTGGTTCTGTTGCTGGTGCATCTGGCTCAGCCGCATCTAAGTCAGCATCTATACCTGCTGTGCTGATTCCAGCACTTCTTAATTCAGTTGCTGATGTTGTAGGCTTCGCTTTAATGTTCTCGTCGTTCTCTTCTCTCCATAGTTTTTCATTTTCAGCCATCTCTTCTGGAGTAAGTCCTAAGAATCTTTGTAGTGCATAACGTTTGCTAACATAAGGAACAGTTGCAATCTGTGTGTATGTACTAATTCTATTGTTGTCTACTTCTGCTTGTCTGTAAGATGCAAAGTTCATTGGTGGTTGGAACTTGATATCGAACATCGCAACATCAATGTTCACACCTTTTTCTATCAAATACTGTTTAAACTCTTGATTGAATTCATTAGACACTAAATTTTGTAATCTTTCGCAGTATTTGTTAAATCTTAATTCCTGTATGTAGGCAGTTCCTACTCTACCATCGTTGTATTGGCTTTGTCCATCGTCTGCTCCTGTTGGCAAGTATGAACTAGGTATACGTAAACCTCTTAATAGTTTGTTTGTAAAGTACTTAAGGTCATCTATTTCACCTAAGTTAGTACCACCTGGTAGTGTTTCTACTTTAGAACCTCTTCCTTCTGCTGTTTGTGGGAAGAAGTAGTCCTCATTAATTGATAAAGGATTGTAACTTGAATCAATTACGTTTGTTCCTCCACCTGTGCTTGACGGAATACGTCTTTGGTGGATCTCAGTTTTAACTCTTTCTACAAATTGCATTGCCAAGTGCGATGGCATATTACCTACGTCTATGTAAAACACACGTCTTTCAGGTGCTCTTTGTACTCTATAAATTATAATTGCATCTTCTAATAGTTCTTTTTGTTTGTAAACCTTAAACACACTCTCTAATAAACTGTTTCCGAAAGGAAAGTTCATGTCAAGACCTTCACTTAAACTTAAATGGAACACGTGCTCGGCGTTTACCGCTATCTCTCTTTGTCCTGTTGCAAATCTTGTGCCAGGTGAATCATTGTAGTTTGCACCAACCATGCCTCTTACCCCACCAGTTAAGTATCCTGAACCGCCGCCAGTCACGTTACCTGTTGTTTGAAAAGGAGTTGTTGCTACTAAACTTCTAAAATTAAAGTTGATGTCTCTAATAACATATTGCTCAGGAGTCTTTCCTGTGCTTTCATTAACTATAATTTTAGAAACTTTTGCTGGATCAACATGAAACAATTTTTTAGTTTCAGGATCTCTAATAAAGAAAGCATCACCAAACTTGAATACGTTACGCATAACCTTAAAGATACGTTTGTTGAAATCATTCAACTTGCACCATTGGTGAAGATACTGTTCTAGTATCTGTACTTCAGTGTTTGTTGCTTTTTGTTTGTATCCGAACTTGAATGGAGTGTCGTTCTGTGAATTGTTCTGTGTGCAAAATTCTGCAAGTATGTCAAGTGCGGCATTCACCTCACTGTCCATGTCCATTACATTGTATTGTCCATATCTTTCTATCCTGTTTGGTGCACCGCTGTACACATCTGGAAGATATGATGAATAGTTTGTTTTTGCTGGACCTGGTTTGCCTGTAGCGGCCCCGCCCATTGCTGAATATGTTCCGTCTGTTGCGCCTTG